GAATTTATTACGACATGTGTTAAGCGTATGGTCACATCCAGGATAAACTTCAACTCGTTTATTCGCAGTGAGTTCGGGTATCTGATTCGATAATGTAATAGTGTTCCCCGAGTGAGCGCTGATATATCTCATATGGCTCAGTCCAGTTGCGCTGTCGTAAAACAAGAGATACCCTCCAGTAAAATATCCATTAGGCTTTGTGCCGAAAACCGAAGACGTGACACTCGTTCCGCTAACGGTACCAGCTGTCGCAACCGTACGATAGTTTATCCTGCTAAGTTTGCACCTGTCACCAAAAAGCATGTGGGGGCACGAATAGCTGTAATATCTCATGTTAGCGTTGCCCTGTATTGCTGAGTAATATGACTCGCAATACATTTGCACCCCGCTATGCTTCCATTCGGCCGTAATAATCCTGCCGATCCATTCTGTGATAACTTCAGGATCACTTCGGTGTTTCTTCTTGATCGTTACGGAAATTGGCGTTGCAGGTATGCTTGCTCTAAAAAAGTTAGCGACCTCAAAATTTGAAGGTGCAGTTATGGTAAGTTGAGAGCGTCTAATATCGCTCGTTAACGTGATAGCTTCACGTGACAAAGACATAGGTAGATATGGGATGCTATTTATAATTACCTCACTTGCTGTTGTGTTGTAACGATAAATGTATGCTCCGTATTTAAACTCATAAAGCTCTAACGGTTGCCCGCCACTTCTGCTTGTTTCAAAGCTTAAGAAACTCATAAACTAACACTCCTCACTGGTATTGAACATTTAACAATTAAACCGTTATATTCTAAGGTCACCTCATCAGTATCAAGCCTCACAAGGTCGATAAGCTCCCACCGTTTAATATCCTCAGGATAAACGTTAACGGTGAAGCCTTGGTCGATGACGATATATTCGTCGTCTGAGTCAGGAATTGGTGAAGCACTCATTATTTTTCGATATTGTATCGATCCATCATTAAATGTTATCGCTGTGCGCATAGGAAATGTACCATAGTTTGATAGTCCAAGTCCTTTGATTTTTGCTGACGTTGCGCCACTTCCAAGCATTTCTATCAGATGAATGTCCTGCATAAAAGTCGGAAGTAGGAATGTTTTTTGACGGCCACTAAGCCAATGAAGGAATTGCCGCCATCGCCACAGGCCAACCTTATTTGCCGTGACCTTACCAAGTAGGCTTGTCTTTTCGATAATGCTCCTGTTCGGCTCTACTTCGATAAGCCCCTGCCCGTTGTCCACGAATTCCGATGCCCTATAAATCCGTTCGTTGAATTCCTCAACCTTCACTCCTACATCTCGTAGGATGGGATATCCATCCAATGTAGGGTAGTTTTGTGCTCCTACATACTTATCATTTACTATAGTGAACGTCGCTGAAGCCTGGACGACTGCGTAGTCTTTCTTCATGTGAAGTCCATCTTGCATAATGCCGAAAAGTAACGGCATGATCAATGCGTTGCTGTAGTTATGTTTCACGGGTTGGTCGATATCGATGCCATTGTCCCTTAAAGTCACAATATTAACTGCTTCGTTTTTATCGTCGCTTTCCCATATGAATGCTGCATTATCGTAACTTGCGTTTTTTGTGTTAAAGCTTATTGTCGTTGCTCCGCTTGGGATAGATGCTATTTTTTCAGCTTCGGCCCATATGGGAACACCCCACGTCCGAAAGACCCACCCTTTTGCGAGTGTAGCTATCTGCGAGCCATAATAAGGCGTTTTAGCATATGAATAAGTAATGTGTCGTCTTGGAGCTGTGCGCAAAGCGATACGCTGTTCGTCTGAATAGGTTTCGATGAGGTCAGTAAGCCACTCTAACCTTTCTGTGAATTGTCGCCTTGGCATCCAGTAAAATACAATTACGCGTCGTCCTTCAATAGTGATTGCTATTGGGTAAATATCAAAATTAAAAGTTATCTTTGCATCTATGGTTGGCGGCCCACCCATCTTTACTTTGATACGATATAATTCTGCATGGGTAGGGCTGAATATATAAGGGTAAGATGTGGGCCCTTCGATTTCGATCCCATCAATGTTTACTAACCCAAGATTATTCAAGGTTCTTGGGTTATGCAAGTCCGCATTCCAAATTTCCACATCGTAAATTTTATCAACTATTAAGGTGCCAACGTTTATATATGACGGATTTAAGCGTATCCTGTTATACCAATCGCTATAAATAGGATCTGTTATATAGCCTGTATACTGGTGAGGGGAGATAGTAAATGTTGGTGTAGAATTGCCAACAAACAAGCTAACCTGATAAGTTAAAATTGGGGTGATATGTTTTGTGGCATCCCAATCATAACCGCCAAGGTATTGTATGGTTGGTAAAAGGTCATTTATGGGGGTGGGGCTAAAATAATATCCCACCATTAGGCCTCCTTTTTAACAGCCCATCCATAATTACCGCTATGATTAACCGCATAATATATGTAAGAAATGCTACCTTCCCTATCCTCAACTGCATGAGCATGGGGAGGCATTTGCACTTTCTTAAACCAAGGAAAGACAACCCACTGTTCGTCTCCATTTGTAACTATTGTTTCTGGATCTAAATAGTTGATCTTAATGTGTCTTGCTTTTTGAAGTGTCGCAACGTGATAATAAGTATTAGAATAAGCATAACTTGTTTTATAAGCCATGATGGGTAGAAGCATTGCTTGGTTATTCGCCTGTTGAGGTTGTGATTTAAGATACCGTTCTACATAAGAAGCTCCAATAGCGTCTGAATATGTTTGTGAAGTTGCAAGCGACCAAGGATCTCCTCCGTCGCCCAAGTTGCTATGCAACCAGTAGTTCCTATCTGCATAGGTAGTAGTGGAGGAATGATATGTGCGCTTGCTTAACCAAAACATCGCTGGCGAAATAATGCCACGATCTTGGTGGGTTTCTGTGCTACCCGGACTCATCCATATGTTCATGGGTCTATACCAAGATGAAGCCGAATTGCCATAGGGGTAGGGATTGTCACCCTCACATGCACACGTGCCTGCTATCCAAAGTCCAGTGCCAGGTAATGTAATATTACTTTTACCGAAAGCTATATACTGATAAATGTAATTGTATGTTATAACAAAATAAATTTCATCTATATCTGAGTAATAAAAACCAAAATATCTTACAGGAAATAATACTGGCCCAGTGGTATAGATTATACTTGGATAACTGTCTCTATAACCATACCAATTTGAAATTCCAACCGCTATAGGTGAGGTTCCTTCATTTATTCCAGTCCTTCCCTTTATTCTTACGCAATCATAATATGGAGTAGAATAAATATTTCTACCCATATCAATCATTACATATAAATTTCCTTTATATATCACGGTATTGCCAGAGCTATCGGTGGTTGAGCTCCATCCAGCTAATTGCGCAATAGAAATAATTGTACTCTTTATGTCTGCAAATGATGTGCAGGTTCCAGTAACATATCCCATAATTGCTCGCTCCTTTAATCGTCTATTTGCAGTAAAACTTGACCTTTTGACCCTGTATAAGCTGGAAATGCTATGAAATGTTTATCTTCTGCAGTAAACGTATCTTCAGCGTAGATTTCAGGGTATCTCGTATCTATCAAGTAAACGCCATCGAGTGTGCCGTAAGTGCCAGCACGCAATAATTGATATTGTGGGTTAGAATCATAGAGGATTGCTAAGTCTATGTTGTAAACAGGCCGTTTGCCAAGCAATTCCGATGCCATATAACCATGAGCCTTAGTATCGGATCCTACCGTTATCTTCTCACAAGCACTCCAGGCATTATCAAAGCTACTATAGACTTGCCCATTCCATCCATGTAGCCCACCACCTCTATATTGCGTACCAAAATATGGCGAGTATTGGTTGCTTGTAGAATCATATCTTACCGTTGATAATATTCCCGTCCAAGTGTCATATTCGTTATATGAGTTATATCCAAGCATACCACCAACGAATGCTGGGTATGGGTATTGAATAGGCGATAGATATGGGATAAACTTACCAATGTATCCGTGTTCATAATATGTTTGCCCTACCTTGCATACGAATACTATTCTTTGAGCATTGATATGAATCCAGTAATCTATTCTGTCATAAGACAACGCTATACCAATACGCTTTATCTGTGGTTGATGATAATAATCCTGAGAAGATAAAAATCCGTTTGAGCACGATAAAGCAATATTGTAATAACCATTATAAACACTTTGATATGTATCAAGTCCAACCCATACCGGGTCATTACCCGTCAGCCCAGGCCCTCGTAGAAAGACATAACGATTTGCGCTAGTGCCATCATACATTAACTGTTGCCAACCGTTTGCTACTGCAAAGTTTCTTACTACGTTTAAAAATTTATAGTGCGCTGGGTCGCTTGTTGTCCCTGTTACATATCCACTTGTGAAAGGCATTACGTTATCCTCCTTATGTTTCTTTGCATTATATTTACAATTACTCGCTCGCCTTCCGCTGTGCCTAAGTAGTTGCCGACAATGGAGGGATCGAGCACGTTCACTATTTTAACGCTCGTCGGTTGAGCTTGATCGGCTCCTTTTGGTAGCACGGTTTCGCCACGCTGGAGGATTGCAGGGAATTCATCTGAGCGAAGTCCATTGTGGAGGCGAGGCGCTCCAATGAAAACTCCAGCTGGAACCATCATCGGCGTTCCCGCAAGACCAACTACCCCACCGCTATGCATTTTGAAAGCAGGTAAGCCAAATGCTGATCCCATGAAGCCCATTATTGAGTTTACTAGCGGTTTAATTACATACATGCGCAATATTATCCTTGCCAAGTCTTCAAATAATCCAGCCAAAACGCTTCGCAAATTTTCTCCTTCGATGATTGCATCTTCAAAAGCACTTTGAAACGTCATGCCTAGGTCTCTTACGAGATCGATTGAATTAGACGTATTTTCAGCTACTCGCTTAACGGTCTCGTCTATTTGTTCAACCACCAACGGTAAGTCGCTAAATTGTCCTTTCAACGATTCCGCTGAAGCTATAAATTCATCTGTTGATATTTTACCTTGTTGCAATGACTCTATAAGCGTATCAAGCCGTTGTCCTGCTATGTCCTGAGCTATTCGCTGTAACT